AGAGTTTTAAGGTTCTGCATGGATACCTCGATTAAGAGATACCTAAAGATGCTATAAGAGCATCACTCTGAAATCTTGGTGAGAATAACGAGTTGAAACACGTTATCCTTCCAACTAACCTCTAATTAGATGAGGACGTTAATACGTCCAACTCAAATAGTTAGAACCGTAGTTGTGAAGAGGTCACAAGAGAGACTCTCAAAGGTTATACTTCAGGAATACGTAGATTCATTAGGTATAAGTATAGTGTGACATGGCTCTGCCATTGTTTGTTATCTGTATATTTCCAGAAATGGAGATTTATCAGACTAAACAGCACTAACTAATACTACGCACCCCCTATCTTTGATTTTGGGAGGATCAATTGATTCTTTTAAGACATTATAGGTTGCCATGATATGGCCTTTAAGAGGTCTCTTCATGAAACGACGGATCGAGTATTCAAGGAGGATAACAGTGTAACAACTGTTATCATAACCTGACTTCCATTATTTAACTTTCGATCAGAAGCTCTAGCGGCTGTTTTGTGGGTAAAATTTTCTACCTTTAATAGCTCTAGAGATATCTACTAAAACTTTTGCAGTTTCAGTAGTTCTCGAAGATCTAGAAGGCGGAGTAATTCTAACTCACGCAGACATCGCTAGAACCTGGGTAATATAATCATCATACGGAAAAGACGCCATAGGGTCCTGTTGAAACAACTGGACATCTGCGGAATATCTTCCTATAAATGATCGCATTTCCCATCCTTTTCTTCCATTAATGATATTGGATGCCAGAAACACTCCCACAGATTGTATATATGCAATCTGAGCAGGTGTCATGGCAGACGGAGCATGGGATACGAATTGGCTTTTGGCCAAATCGAACACCAGTTTGTTCCAGTCATTCCCTAGTCGAGTTATTTGTTGAGATAAATCATCAATTAATTGATTTTTTAAATCGAACAACATAGCTTCGGCGGGGAATACCCGTTTCATTCGTTGTAAGAACGGATAAAATCGTTGATCTAACGGTCAACCGCTCGTTATTGATTTCGAACAAGAAATCAATAATCTACTTAGAGCTGACATAGGTACATTAAATTTGGCTGTTTCGAATCGAAACGGTCTAATTGATGGATCTACTAAAGCTTCCACTAACCATCGGTGCGGCACTAACTTATCAGTTAGAGCCCCGAGAATGGCGAGCATCGGTAAGCCTAAACTAATTCTTAGTTTAGGAGTACCAAATTTTGAAATGGCAGCATGTAGAACCCCTGCTTTATTAATCAACCCTCTAGCAGACCATGACAGGTAATTTCCTGTCATATCCGCTAAAGAGGTAGCTAATAAAGTTCGAAAAGAGATAGGAGACAAATCAATGTCCCCCCAACACGTTCTTTTGGCAAACTCAAAAATGGGTTTGTCCGGAGACGTGATACTTTTTGTCAGGTTTATTTCTACACCCAATATTCGGCAGATTTGTAAATATTTTTTCGCTAATTCAGCGTCAAATATTACCAAATCATCACCGAGTATTTCGTATCTAACTTCTCATCCTTGTAAGGATAACGAGGCCGACGCGAACTGAAGTATTCAGTGGTGGGTTAATGCTAACATCGCTCAGGAAGAATAGGCACCCATAGGTTGTCCTACGGCGTATCTAAGTCGAGGGCTTTCATTAGACGATAAATATTTTTGGGCATTTTTGCTATTCATAGAGAAGTCTCTATCAGTAAGCAGATCTAACCAGGAAGAGGCAAGGCCTTCCCCATAAAAATGGGCAAGAACTTTTGCTGACAATTTAGCTGGAAGTCTATCAGTGGCGGCCGTTAGGTCGAAACTGTAAGAACATCCATAATAAATTGCTTTCTGTTGAGCTCGTTTTACTGACGCGTCCTGATCAAAGGTTCCATCATTCGGTATTAACCGTAATAATGAGAACAATTGGTCATGAAGCGGTTTCAAGACACTCTGTGAAATAGTATCTAAAATTGCAAACACTCTTAGTTTCCCAGCAGCTTCCTCTTTAAACGAAAGTTGACCTCAGGTGTCCACCGCAGATTCTTTAGTCTGAAGACTAAGATCTAACGATGGCGCCAATGAGGCAAGTTCGTTTCCCGCCGCAATTCGATCTAATATAGACTGATCGGTAGGATCCAATATAAACGATAAATATCGTTTAATTAGATCCAATCGGTCAGGGTTATCGTATAAATTTTTACATTCATACAATATACCTCAAAAAGCAGGTGAGTTAGAAGGAGAAGCTTTTGAAGAGAAAATGATCTGCTCAGGTCAAATAGACCCGAGCGCCCAATTTGTATAATTAGGCAATTGCGCAAAGAAATTTCTTTCTGTCGCAAGAAGATCATTCAACCCTTCAAGGGATCCTGAGAAAGGGTCTGTAATAGTAGATAGTTTCAATCTATACGGGATTTTTAAAACCCGATAGAGTGAAAACAAACTCGACCAAAACATTATCACTGATCTTACTCCCGCTCTTAAAGCGGCTCTATCTTTTGATCCAATGATGGCTGGAAAGCCATTCACTAATCTAGGAAGAGGTAAGGTTGGTTCTAATGATCTAAGACTTGCCAATTTATCACCAGCTAGCGCTTTTTGAAGCGCTACATAAGAAGCTTTTAATCATTTTACAGTTAATTCTGCACCATGATTTTTATGCATTCTTAATACCTGGTTGATAAATCGGTTAATAACGGTACATCGATTCCAAAGGCCAGTCGTTCTCCCAAAACACAAAAAGAGCAATCTTTTTCAGTGTCTTGAGAAATGACTGTTTCGCAGGGCTATAACGCCCGGAGAGATGCTAAACATTGCACTTGCAACTTTAGATTTCATAGTTAATCGAGATATTACGGAAAGTAATGGTAAAGATTTTAAAGGTTCATTAGTTTTTAATGTAACCTGAGAAATTAAACTGTTATTTTTCATAGATATCTTGAATCGCAGAGCTTTACAGCTCTTTAGGCCTTTCACTTATAATGTGAGTCTGCCCCTCGAATGGTTGCCCGATCCCAGTTTACTGGGCATCGGGTCCACCCCTTTATTACTAAAGGAAAGAGGACGCACTCCTTGAGAAGGAGGAAATCTATTAGTTGTAAGACAAATCCGCGGTTCCCTTTCGGGGACGGCAGTTTGCTCTCACAGCCTTCTAGAAGGTGACGAATAAGCTTCGACAACAAGTCTAGGATTGGGGAAATAGAGTCTCAATCTATCTCTTCCCTTTATCAAAGGGGAACTACAGCCATTTCATAAAAGGTTCCGCTAAGAGGCGCGGAGTGACCTTGTCCGAAAGGAC